CATCGCATCGATTCAGATGTTTCACCGATTGGATCAGATCACGCGAAACTGGAAGGGGATCGAAGTTGAAGACGAATCGGGAACGTGGAAAACGCTGAGTGATGTGGTGGAGATCAGTTTGTTTTTTCCTAACCCGACAGGCACCGATCAATCAGAAGGATTGTTTCAAGAAATCTTTGAGGCAGTCCGCGAAATTGCTCACGCCACGGACGATGAACTAAAAAACTTCGTCGCGGAATACGGTGGTTTGTTTGTGGGGAACCGTGTTCCGAATGTACCGGCGGAAGAGTCCCCAGATATTGCGACCACCCAGCCGGTCCAGACCGCGCCGGACTCCTCCCCAACCGTTCCGACGGAGAACCTTACATCGGATGCCCAGCCCTAAAGATTTCAAACTTTACACGAGAAACGTGGTTTGTTTTTGCTCTGTATTACGAACACATCGGAGGATTGCAATATGAGCGTGTTTATGATCTTAACGACAGATTGCAAACGCCGTTTTCGGTGCTGGAAGGGTTTGTTGTGATTCGCGACGAACTTGCAAAAATTGCCGCCACGTTAGCGACAAAGGGGTCTGAATAATGGCACTCGGTGCAGCCGTTCGTCAGGGCGTAATCATTGAGGCGGATTTTAAGGACAAGGCATCGTCTGGATTAAGGACGCTTCAAGGAAATATCAACGAGACGCTCGGTGATACCCATGAAAAATCAATGGGCAAACAAGCCGGCAAATCGTCCGTGGCCGTTGCTGCTCTCGGCAGGGGCGTTGTGTCGGTTAAGAACGGCATAATCGCCGTCGGTGCGGCAGCGACTGTCGGACTTGGGAAAAGCATTGGAGTGGCTATAAACTTTGAGCAAAAGATGGCCGACGTTAAAGCCGTCACGGGTGCCACGAAAGAAGAGTTTGCCGCACTGGATCAACTCGCGAAAGATCTGGGGGGATCAACAAAATTCAGTGCAGGCGAAGCGGCCGAAGGGATTGAGCTTCTTGGTATGGCCGGTCTTAGCAATGAGGAGATTATCGCATCATTAGCCGAGACGCTGAACTTAGCGGCAGCCGGTGGTCTTGCACTGGACGAAGCCGCTGACATTGCCACGAATGCAATGTCGGGAATGGGTATGCCTGTTCAATTTCTGGGTGAGATTGTCGACGGGTTGGCGGCAACGGCATCAAATTCAAACACAAATGTGAGACAATTGGGAGAGGGCTTGGCCTATGCGGCTCCATTAGCGGCAACGGCTGAGATTCCATTCGCCGACGTTGCGGCCGCGTTGGGGTTGCTTGCGAACGCTGGGGTCCAGGCAGGTCGAGGTGGAACGTCATTCAATGCCGCCATCAGAGAGATGTTGAACCTGACTCCAGCACAAAAAGACAAACTTGCCGAACTCGGCGTTGAAATAACAAACCATGAAGGGAAGCTTAATTCGTTAAGTACGATTATCGGACAGTTAGATGCGGCAGGTCTTTCGGCGAAAGAAATGTTTGAGCTGTTTGGCGACGAAGGTGGTCGAGCTATTGCGACTTTAGTGCAACAGGGAAAAGAAGATTTTGATTCCTTAAAATTGGCCATTGACAACAGTTCCGGTGCGGCTGAAGAGATGGGGAAAGTAAAACTTGCCACGCTGCAAGGTGCTTGGAAACTGACCAAGTCGGCGATGGAGGGTTTGATGATCTCCATCGGCATGAAGTTCTTGCCAGTGATGCAAACCATGCTGAACGAGTATATCAATCCGACAATTGTCGCGTTTAAGGAGTGGGCTGATAGCGTTGGCGGCATTGAGAAAATGTTTGACGATTCTCTGATGTTGATTTCTGAGTTTGGGACTTCTGTTTGGAATACCCTCAACTCAATTTTTTCTGATGCATCTTTTCGCGATACTTTTTTGAAGAATTTCGGCAACGCGTTCATCGCAATGTTTACAAGCATTTCGGTTCTGGCTGTGAACTTCATGAACAACCTCTTCGGGATGAATGGACTGGTCGAACAGGCTGCAATGGTGGCGTGGGAGCCGCTGAAATTCGCATTCAGTTTGATTTGGAGACCGATCACGGCGTTTGCCGTCCAAGGCTGGAATACTGTTTCCAAAGTTATCGTTGACGGTGCGAATGTTTTAATCAGTGAAATTAACAGTTTGAGCGAATGGTTCGGATTTGCAATCGGAAAAATTGACTATTCACATCTCACCGTTGATATGCCTGTCGATATGGAGACAGCTTGGGGGGATATGAAAGTTAAATTGGGCATCAAATGGGATGATATTGTTCAAAAAACAAAAGACAGCGGTGCGGATATAAAGAAAGATTGGCAAGGTGTCGGCAATGCACTTGTTCAAAGTTACGACACCGTGGTCAATCCAAATTTGACAACAAAATTCAAGGAGACTGCAACCAACTTCGGAAAAGATGCCGCCGATCCTATGGTTGAAACCATAGACACGGCAGGGAAGAAAATCGTTGAAAAAGCGGAGCCGATCGGAAAAGACACAGGAAAGAATTTTGGGAAGGGCGTCAAGGAAGAATTAAACAATCCCACCACGGGCATCGCCAAGACTCTGGAAGACACGTTTGCAGGCGTTGGACCGGACGGGTCATTTCGTCAGGTGGTATCAAATCTCGGGGATGTTATTGGGAAGCGGCTCGGACAAGGGATGTCGCAGGGAATGGGGAACGCTGTCACGTCGGTGGTGCAACAGGGGTTCCAGATCGTTGACTCGGCAATAGCACAAGGTGGGTGGGGACCGGCTCAAACGGGGGCGGTAATCGGTGGCGGCATTGGTGGCGGCATCGGTTTCAAATTGGGTGGTCCACAAGGGATGGTACTTGGTGCACAGATTGGTTCTTTTATTGGCGGCAAGATCGGAGGACTTTTTGAAGGCGACGACGATCCGTCAGAAGAAAAGAAACTTGCCGCATCCATGATTGAAGCGGCCACGCAACGCGGCGGCGTCGGCAACACAAAAGATTTTTCTCTTCAAGGCGTTGATAAACAAAACCTTATTCGGGCGTTTAAATCTTTGGGATTTAACACCGCCGACGCGATCCAGATAGGGGAAATGGCAGTAAGGCGAAGAATATTTGGCAGAGAGGGGCAACAAATCAATGAGATGATTTTTGACTGGGCGGTGTCGTCGGCGGTGGAAAAACATCACATGACAGAACAGGGTCAAAAGTGGTCTGAAAGAGTGGGAGCGGCGATGAAGGTGGAACTTGGAATCGAGTCGGGCGAGCTTTTAGAGACCCACAAAATTGTGGGTCTCCCAAGGACTAATATACTGGACCCAGAGCACGCAAAGACGACAGAAACGGCGTCCGGTTTTTCGGGCATGGTGAATTCTCCCACGCTGTTTATGGCTGGAGAAGCTGGTCCCGAGTTGGTCAACGTCACGCCACGCGGTGCATCTCTGCAAGGCGGCGGTTGGGGTGGTGGTCGATCCATGCTGAATTTCAATTTTAATATCAACGCTATTGATTCCCGAGGCGTTCGGCAATTTGTCGAAGAAGATGCTCGAGATGTCATCGTCGAAATGTTACAGAAAGAAAGTTTTCGTTCCGCTAATGTTGTCTATCAAAGCGGCGTAACAACGGACCCATCAGTCTAATGGCAAACGCAAGAATACTATACAATCTCGACGCATGGGATGCGGCCACGATCACGGGAAGCTCTCAAGCGAATACTGATCTGGCGGCGGCGAACGTGGTGCACGATCACGTCAGCAAGCCGTGGCGAACCACCGGCAAAGCATCCGAGAATATTGTGTTCGATCTCGGATCAGCGAAACAGATCACCATGTTTTCGATGTTTGTTTTCAATCTGACCAGCAGTGCCACCGTTACCCTGCAAGCCAATGCATCTAATTCATGGGGATCGCCATCATATTCTCAGGCGTTGACGATGGCGACCAATGCCGACAGTGAAGTGATTCAACGGCTCGTGTATTTTCTTAACCAGACCTATCGATACTGGCGTGTGACATTTGCCGACGCTGGCAACGCCGACAGCTATCTCCAGATCGGTCGCATTGCGGCGGGTACGTATTACGAGGCGGTTCGCAATATCGGACAAAGTTTTTCGATCAACATGATCGATCCGTCCGAGGGGGAAAAGGCTCCAGGGCGGCAAACATTTTTCCGTGCGCGGAAAAGATTCCGCAGGGCGAATATTGCGTTCCAGTTGCAGAACCAAACACAGACGGACAAGCTGTCGGCAGTGATGGAAAAAGTCGGCAACTCAAAGCCATTGGTGCTGTCACTCGATCCGACCAGTCGACCGACGAAAGATTCCATGTATTGCTATCTGTCAACACCATTGAGCCAGACCCATCAATTCATTGGACAGTATTCGACGGCGATGTTGGTCTTTGAGGAGAAGACCGAATAATGGCCCTTAATACCACATCGGCGATTCAGGAATGGCGGCAACTGGTTGAAATTACTTTGACCGGAAAGACGCTTCGGTATTCTCGCGATCCGGTAATCTTTGACGATGGCACTCTATACGAGAGTCGACTGTTGTCAATGTCCACGATGACCTTATCGGCTGGGCAATTACTCGAGCCACGCGTGACGATGCCGCGAATGTCTATCGAGTTGGACAACGCCGACAATGAAATCGCAACTCTGTTAGACACGTACGAATGGGGAAACCAGACCGTCACCATAAAGCTGGGACAAGGGACAGCGGCAGCAGATTATACGACCGTTTTCGTCGGGACAATTCAGTACCCGGGCGGCGTTTCTTTTGACGATACGTCCGCACGTTTTGAGTTGGATGACAAACGCCAAAAAGATGAACGCGTATTGCCGAAGACCAAATTCTTTGCAACGACCTATGCCAATGTCGAAGAAAAGTCGCGCAACCTTGCTATCCCTCTGGTCTATGGCGATTGGAGAACGTCGGCAGCCGGTGGTGAAAAGGTGCCGTGTTATTGCATCAATACCAGCACGCGACAGTTTAAAATTGCCGCTCATGCGTTGAAGTCGATTGATAACATTTACAAAAATGGTTCAGCGGCCACAATTGCATCGACCGACTTGGCAAACGGTGAGTTTGTCATGACGGACGCTTATGATCAGACAACGGACATCGTGACAGCAAATGTGCGAGGCGCAACCCACGACGGCAGTGCCTCGGGAACATTACTGGAACAGTTGCCCGACATCGTTCAGGACATTTTGACCACGCAACTCGGAGTCACATCGGGGAACATAGATTCCACCGCGTTCGATGCGTGGGAATCTAATCTGGGCGACGTTAAAACGCGCCGACATATTTCAGCCGAAACCTCGAGCAATACGATTATCACCGAGGCATTGGTCGAAGGCTTCGCTGATCTGATTATCGTTGATGGAAAATATACACCAAAATATCGCCTTGCTGGACTGACTGATCTGGACACCTATCGAGATTTCGATATGGTGTCGAGTTCGGACGGCATTAAGCAATTTTCTGTGCAGAGAGATCCCGAGCGTATTACGCTGAATCAAATTGTCGCAGAGTATCGATATGACCCGACGAATCTGAAATATGCCGGTCGTTTTGATTTGGAAGATTCAGCCGCGATTGCCCTGGTTGGAACTCGACGGCGGCGGCGAATGAAGTATCAGTGGATTTATATAGACGCCGATGCAGAAACTCGCGCAGAGCGTGAGCTATATACGTTTTCAGATGAGTTAGAAATGGCCACGGTCGGCATCGGTCCGAGAGCGATGACTAAAATTCCGACGGATCAATTTCGACTGATCTATTCCAAGTACACGGACGCCAGCGGTTACGGTGTGCCGTTTATGATTCGGGATATTTCTGTCGATTTCAATAACATGCGAACACAAGTCAGAGGCTGGAATATTCTGACATTGGCCGCTGGTCGATACACTGCCGCAACGGCTCCCAATTGGACATCGTCAACACTGGCGCAACGCGAGGAACACGGATTCTGGACGGACGCGGACGGATTTGCTGATCCAGCTGGAACGCCAGACGCAACCTCAAAATCTTCAAGGTGGTTTTAATCCATGGCATACACAGCAAGTTTTTCGGTCAACGTCGGTGATCCAACAAAGGCCAGCGACGTCAGCACACTGGCGGCCAATGATGATTATTTAAAAGCGGCAGTGGATGCGATTATGAACGATGCGGCAACGCCGACCGCCGTCCTGAAAAGCGGTGTCAGCGCAACGACTCAATCAGCCGGAAACAATACGACGCTGGTCGCGACAACGGCATTCGTCACCACTGCCGTGGCCGCAAGCTCGACCAGTCCGGCCGGGTCGAACACGCAGGTCCAGTATAACAATTCGGGAAGTTTCGGCGCGTCGGCAAATCTGACATTTGCGAGCAATGTGCTGGGAGTTTCGTCTATAGCGGTCGGTGGTGGATTCGGGTCCAGTGGTCTTACCGTGGCCACCGATGGCAATGTCCAGACCGATGGGACACTGCAATGCAATTCTGATTTTCTGGTTCAGCAAGGGACTGACACAACGACCGCCACGGACCCTATTGCCTATTTTGAGCGGACCGGATCATCGCAGACCGGCATCGTGGTCAAATCAAACTCAACGGATTCGCTCATGTTGCGTGGAGACTCCGGTGGATTTGGTGCCGTCCATAGCTATGAAGATCTGGGTTTTTATGTTGGGACTCGCGTTGGCTCTTCTTGGGGAACACAGGCACTCCGAATCGAAACCAGTGGCAACGTCGGTGTCAATCACAACGACGGAACATCGTCTCACAAATTGCAGGTCGACGGCACCGCTGGATTGTCGACGGGCACGGCGTGGACTAACACGTCGGACGCTCGCATCAAAACTGACGTGGCAACCATCACGGGTGCACTCGCAAAAATCAAACAACTGCGACCCGTCTCGTACAAATACACAGCGCAATATCTGGACGTCCACGATGAAATCGATGGAAGCAAAACATACAACTCATTTATCGCGGATGAGTACGCGGCCGTATTCCCGGATGCGGTCAATGATGGCGGCGATCTTGTCAAAATTACCAATGAAGAAACGGGCGACAAAGAAGTACTCTTGGAAAAACTGAAACAGTATACACCGACCGATTTGCCGATGTATCTGGTCGCAGCGGTCCAAGAATTGGCGACGAGAGTCGAGGCATTGGAATCGTGATCAAGAAAATTTCATTAGTCACTGGCGCGTTGTTGGCGATTTTCGGAATTGCTGTCGTCATGGAATTGCTGAAAGAATTTTGATGTCATGCCGAGACGAGGGAAAAAAGGAAAGGATGCCTTGTCATTTGGGCAATTACGCGAGTGGTATGATTCGCTTCAAAAATCACATGCCGAACTGCAAAAGAGTTATAGACTATTATCGGCCACGTCCAGCGGATCACGGCGCGATGTACTTGAAACGCGTGAAGACCTGAAAGAAGCAAAAGCAAAAATCTTAACGCTTACAGCGAAAGAAAAAAGTCGAGACGAAGCGAAAAAAGCCGCAGCCTGGTCGGGTTCGTCA